GATTTTTAGATTTATATTTGTAATAATCTAACAAAATAAAGACAAAATAGATTATTTTTTGATTAAAACAAGTAATAATTTTAAAATTATTACTATTATAAATCTATTTTTGTTAGATTTTCATTAGATTTCTTCAATATAATAATCTAAATATGCGTTTTATTTAGATTATTACCGATTTTAATCTATTATTTATTAGAATACTTAATAAGTATATAGATTTTAAGCAACTTTAGCATATGTCAGATAAATATCGTTAACATATGAAGAAGCACCACCATATGTACCATACATTGTAGTGCTTCTATCTGCATATATAGTATATGATATGCTAGCAGCATATCCAGAACCAGTTGGAACATATTGCTGACATGCTGGATTTAAAACATTATATGTTGTTCCTAAACTTATAGTTCCTGCTACTGTTACACAAGTTAATGTAAAAGTCCATACACCTTGTGATGGCATTATAAATTCAAAAAAATTATAAGTAGATCCTGCACTTCCAGTTGCATTTGCTGGATGATAAACAGCAGTAAAACCAATATCTTGGTTAACTAATGTAGTATAGTTAAAAGTTGTTGTATATGGAACAGTTAAATTTACAAAATCAGATCCAACCTGCATAGCACGAGACCATGAAGGAATTCCAGTATTTGCAACATATAATACATCACCTTCTTGTCCGATTCCTAATCCTGCTGTGCTTGATACAGCGTTTTGATATAATAAAGCACCAGTTGTTCCACCAACAATAGCAACTGCTGAACCAGATATATTTCCAGAAAGATCACCAATAATAATTTCTGAAAATTCATTAAATCCTGTAAAAGTTTGTGGTGCATCATCAGCACCACCAGCTAAATATACATCACCACCACCAGATGATGGTGTAGCCCAAGAAGGTATTCCACTAGCTACAGTTAATACTTGTCCTGCTGTTCCAATTGCTAATCCTGCTGTGCTTGATACAGCGTTTTGATATAATACAGATCCAACAGCACCATTAGCAATAGCTATTGCTGTTCCTGAAATATTTCCAGCAAGATTACCAGTAATAGTTTCTGAAAAAAACGATGGAACATTAACTTGTAATTGCACACCAGCACCAATATTATTATTAAATATATTTGTTTCAGTGAATGTATTTATTGTTTCAGTTGATACATTACCACCACCAGATGATGGTGTAGCCCAAATAACTTGTCCTCCTATTCCTGCTGTAATAACTTGTCCTGCTGTTCCTGAATCTCCATTATCATCTAATATAGATTGTGGTTGTATAGTATCAGAAAATTCAACAGCAGTTGTAAAAAGCACATTTGGAACAGAAACAGTAAAAGCTGTATTTATATCGGTGGATACAAATGAATTTGATGCTGTAAATTCATTATCAATATTAGTAGAAACATTGCCTCCACCAGATCCACCTCCATTAATCCACAACAATCCACCGCCATTATTTGAACTTAAAATTTGACCTGCTAAACCATCACTTTTATCATTATCTACAATGTATTGAAGACCATTTGGTAATGCTAAATCAGGTACTAAAGTAGAATTTAATGTTGATTGAAATGACATATATATATTATTAAATATAATAATATTTAAAAGTATATTTTTTAAGCAACTCTTACAGCTGTTAAAGTTGCAGATGGTATTAATTGAGTACTTCCACTATTCATACAATATATGTATGTTCCAGCAGCCATATATGTAGTATAATTAATATTAAATGGTGCTTGAGAACCATTTTGTGATACTGCATTACAACAATAATCGTTACTGAATCCAGTTCCTGTTGTTGATATATATATATATCCAGTAGTGGTTGTAACACAGTAAGTAAAAGCCCACATACCAGCTGTTGGTATTTGATATTGTATTACTATAGTTGCTGCTCCAGAATTTGTTCCAATATCAACAACAGATGTTACATGCACATCACCACTTCCAACACCATTAGGAGAACCCCAAACAACTTGACCTCCTGTTCCTGATGTAAGAACTTGTCCTGCTGTTCCACTGTTTACATTATAATCTAATATTGATGATTCTAATAATAATGGAATATGTGAAATATTCATATTATAATCAAATTCAAAAGTATCAATAATACCTACTGATGGATTTTGAACTTGAATAGTTAATGTAGTTCCTGCTGCAAGTCCAGTAATGTTATCAACTTGTATAGATCCATTACCATTGATAATGGTTTGTATCAATGTTGAAGATGCATTACTAGTAGCTGAATATGAACCCAATACATTCAACCCCCCACCAGTTGTAGTTATTTGATTTGCTAAAATACCATTAGCATTAAAATTATTTGTTCCAGTATAAACATTATCACCAGTTTGTGTTACATCACCGCCTCCACCACCAGCACCCCAAATAACTTCACTTCCAACTCCTGCTGTAAGCACTTGTCCTGCTAATCCTGTATCTCCATTATTATCATATATTGATGAATTAAATAGGAATGGAATGGTTGACTGATTGGTAATAGCATTAAAATCAAAACATTCAACAGTTGCACCTGTATCATCTTGAACGCTAATATTACACGATGTTCCATTCATTAATGGTGTTGTAGATGATGTAAAAATATTTGTATTTGCAGCACCAACTAATATAGCACTTGTTAATCCACCATTAACAACACCTAAAGCTGGTGAATTTACTGTAAAAGATCCAGCAGTTGTATCAATAACATTACAACTTATTCCTTCTACATTAAAAGTATTTATTGCTGTAAATTCATTATTAGTAAAAGTTGATACATTGCCACCGCCAGATCCACCAGCATCAATCCACAACAATCCACCAGCACCACCTTCTGATGATAAAACTTGTCCTGCTGTTCCTTTAAAACCAGCACCATCTTGTATATATTCTGATGCTAAACCACTAGCACAGTTAACTAGTGAATTAAATGTAGTTAAAGGGTCAATTGTTACATATCCTTCTCCTAATATTTCAAAATTTGGTGCTGTACTTGTATTTAAAGTAAAAGTATTATTAGCAGTAAATGCATTATCAGTATTTGTAGAAACATTGCCTCCACCAGATCCACCTCCATTAATCCACAACAATCCACCTCCTGTATTTGAACTTAAAATTTGACCTGCTAAACCATCACTTTTGTCATTATCTACAATGTATTGAAGACCATTTGGTAATGCTAAATTAGGTACTAAACTAGAATTTAATGTTGATTGAAATGACATATATATATATTAAATATAATTATATTTAGAAGTATATTATATTATTATCTTTAAATATAATATAACATGTCATATGCTTCTAGTGAAGGTTCATCTTTAATACCAAGTTTTATTTTACCCCCATCAATTAGTGTTAATACTATTAGTCCAATTGCTCCTTCAACAACTGTTAATTTTACAGGATCTGGAGGAATAACAGCAGATGAATTTGTTGGTGCAAGTGTTATTTCTACTACAGTAGATGGTATCATATCTTGTGGTTATTTCCAAGCTAATAATTCAGTTGCCGCAGATACATTATCTGCTACAAGTAATGTTGATTTTAGCACTTTTAGTTGCACTAATGGTTTAACAGTAGTTGGTCCATATAAACAATGGATTGGTACATCTGAACCAGCAACTATAACTCTTGGAACAGGCGGCGGAACAGCAACTTTTCCTGTTCCATCTGGATTTTTTACTAATACCCCAATTAGTATTTTAGTTTCATATAGTGCTGTTGGTTCAAGTGCTGCACCTCAAAATATTGTTAATGTTTTTGTTGATAATGCTCTTACTACTAATACAGGAATAGTAGTTGAATATCAATATGTAATTGCTGCTGATTTGGTTGATTTTTCTTTAACTATTTTAGCTTTTGGACTTTAAATTTATAAATATCATACATTATTTTCTTATATTAATGTATAATATGTCAGTAGCATCTGCTGGAAAATATTCAAATAAATCTAGTTTAGGATTTTTATATACACATCTACCTGATGCACGAATACCATTTGCTGCTAGTGGTGATGGTATAATATTACCTCCTTTTATTATTAGTGCCGATGGAACATATTTAACTTCTGTATCATTAAATATTACAACTACTGATCTTACTACAACATTAGAATCAATAACTATTACGGTTGAAGACCTCGCATCAGGTAAAATATTTTATTCTGATATTGTGTATAATAGATTAATTACTGGTCTTATAAATAATAACAATACTTTTTTCTTGAATTCCACAGCTGGATCTGAAATAAATGTTACTATAATTCCAATATATTCTGGTGAAGCAGTTGGTGTTGTTCCTACTTTTGAATATTATAATAGTTTAGCAAAAATAGTATAATTTTTTCTTTTTCTTTTATAATTATTATATATTTCTTATATATAATAATGTCAGCTGCTTCTGTTGGTTTTTTTCCAAATAAAACAGTTCTTGGACGAAATGCTTCTCTTACTGATAATACTATTCAACCATTAGTTTCTGGAACTACTATCACCACTGAAGTTTTTCCTATTACCAATAGTGGTCTTTATTTGGTCGGTGTTTCTATAAATATCCAAGCTAATGATGATACTACAATAATGGATTCATTAACTATTAATGTTGTTGATGCTCTGTCTGGAATTAATTTAGTTTCTGATGCTACATACAATACACCTCTTATACAAGTCAATCCTTTTGTGAATTTTAATACATATTTCGTATCAGTTGAAGCTGGTTCTGAAATAGTGGTTTATATATTACCTACTTTTGCTGGTGATACAGTTGCACCTCAACTTAATCAATATGTGTTGAATATTGTAAAGATAGTGTAGTTATTTTTGCTCTTTAATAATTTTATTTTTTTGGTAATATTGTTTATTTTTTTGTGCTTTTTGCTCTTTATTTTCTTTATACCATTCTTTTTGTTGTTCTATCATTTTTTCTTTATTAACTTCATTATATTCTTTTTGGCGTTCTGCTATTTTTTCTTTATTTTCTTGATAATATTCTTTTTGGTATTCTATTTTTTCATCGGTTGTTGTAATAGGATTATTCATATTTAAGTTGCTTTTCAATAATTCAATCCAATATCGTTCTCTTGAATGTGCTTCATTACCATCTTGGCAGGGGAACTTTTCTATTTCAATCATATTCCAATTACACCAACCACCATTATCTCGTATAAAGGTATATAATTTTAAATTATAACCTTTTTTTTTCTCATTATTACACTCATATTTGTGTGCATATTTCCGTTTTGTAAAGCTTGTAGTTGAACCCACATATGAATCTGTGATACTTAAATCGCAACATACTATTTTATAAATAATAATATGTTGATAATTAGTTGCTAGTCTTGGCATATCTTAAGATATTATAAGAAGATGGCTTTAAACTGTTTTTTAATATTGCTTTATTATTTTAAGATGCTCTATTGGAATAAACACATGTTCTTTTTTATCTATATCTATATCGGCACGAGAGAACATCTGTTTTCTGAATGTAGAAAACAATTCTTTTTCATATTGAATATAAGCTAGGCAATCAGTATAATTAAATAATAAAATTAACGGTTTTTCATCTGTGATTTTATTAAAAGTAATCATCGTATCAGGATAAGTATTCAATTTATTTGTTCTACTTTTGATTTCATATTGGAACTCTTCATCGTGAAAATCATATTTAGCATATCTCTCTGGATTCATCTTAATATCTCTATTAAAAAAATCTTGTATTATTGGTTGAACTTTTTTCTCTTGTATTTTTCCATATTGATAGGAATTTTCAAAATGAACCATTCTATATATTTGCTAAAGATATTATTTTTTAGATTAATACTTAATTAAATCTATTTATTTATAATTTTGTTATATATATTTATTTTTTATAAATGTATATAATATATGCAAAAACGACAAAAGGATAATATGATTAGCCATTATCAGCGTGAGTTAGCCAAGATGATGTCAGACCAAGATTTTAGCAGATATCTAGGTGGGAGTGTTGAAAACAAAATAATAAAATATGCTGACCTTAAAAATTACAATAATATAAATCAATTGCTACCAAATGATAACGATTATTGTGTTATTTTAATAGAATCTGAAAAAAATAGCGGTCATTGGACTTGTCTCACAAGACGAGGTGATACTATTACTGAATTTGATAGCTATGGTGATGGCGATTTAGATCACGAGTTGAAATTTATACCTAAACAAATGCAGATGTGTCTTGGCGAAAAACCAAATGAGATGCGTGATTTGTTAAAGACAAGAGGTAAAGGTATCAAATTAATACAAAATAAAATGAAATTACAATCAAAAGGTGATCCATCTTCTGGTGTTGATGTTAATACTTGTGGAAAACATTGTATATCTTATATCTTGGCTTCTAGAATGGGTTATACCTTACCTGAATACCAAGAACTAGTTAAAAGAGAGATGGAAAAAGAAGGTAAACCTTCAGATATTGTTGTATGTGATTGGATAAAATAATTTTAAACCGAATTTTAGATTAACTTGTAGTTAGTTAAAAAACTGTTATATAACTTTGGTTAACCTATCCGATAATAGTATTTTCAGAATTTTCATCTAACTTTATATAATTATTCATTGCTGTATTGCTACTAGTACCCATATCAGAAACATCTTGGTTCATCTCAAGAACTTGAGGACTAAATTTAGAAGTTAAATATATGTTCCTTAACATTGATACACCAATCTTTTTCCCAAATGTTTTATTTAGACTTCTTGTAATAATATTTCCATTATCAAAAGGTATACCTTGATAGCTTACCAAGAATGGCAATTGAAAACTCTTTTTCATTAATTTCTTCAATGGATGGAAATCAATATATTTTTTAATAATAACTAACAATTCTTGGCTTATCTTTACAGCTTGACATTTGTAAGTTTTGGCTGTTTTATAGTTGTTAAAGTAAAAAGTAGAATCAGATAATGAGAGATAGTTAAACTTTTTATCAAAATCTTCAGAAAAAGATGGTACAATTAACATGTAAAGATAATCCAGATTCCTTCTTGGCGGCTGCAGAACATATAAACTTAAAATAACAAAAGATAATAGTTCATTATAAATTGGTTCTGATAATTTCTTTAACTTTCCTAACTTTTCATTCATCTCTTTTTCTTTCGTTTCAAATACCTGTTTCACCTCTTCTTGGCTCAACCAGTTTTCTTTTTGAGTTTCCGATTTATCTGTATTTGTTTTTAGATCATTATTAAATTTCATCAAAATAGTATAATATTTATCATACAATACTTTTTGTTTTGGTTCTTGTTTTAATAGAGAGACAATAGAAATAATATATGTTCGTTGAGTATTTGGTTTATAATGTGCTATTTTTTCCATTATTGCATCAACATTCTTTAAGAAGGTAAAACTTTTTATATCTTGACCTTCATTTAGCCTTTTTAGATTACTCAAATATAATTTGAGAGAAGACGGACTTAAGTTTTTGGATTCTAGATTTGCTAAACTCATTCTTTTATATATTTAGATTATATTTTATTTTTAATAATTTAATCTAAATACTTATTCTCTCAACTATTCTTTTTATAAATGATAATTATTTAAAATATTTATAAAAGTGTATATATATAATGTCATATTCTAATTATAGTCTGAATGCTAGAATAAAAACACTTCAACAGGAGATTCTTAATATAGATGTATCTTTAAATGGAACAGCATCTTTAACAGGAAATAATATTTTTAGCGGTTTAAATACTTTTATTGAACCAATTACTTTAGATGTTATTGTTGATTCTGCTGGTATGACAGGAACAGCCCAACAAGTGTTAACTAGTGATGCAAACGGACATGTTCTTTGGGAAACTGGAGGTGGTGGTGGAACTACTATTTTGCCATATTCATTAACACCTCCATTAACTCCTTTTACTTCTTTATTGTGTGCTGATTCAACTGGTATCATATATGATTTATCAGGTGTTTTTGATATTACAAATTTTGGTACTGGTGGTGTTGGTTTGAATGCTTTTTCATCTATAAATTTACACGACCAATATGGAACAGATACAACTCTTAATCCTTATTTTTTAGATTTTGGAACAATAGGACAATTTTCTAGTAAAGTGGGATACGATCAAATTCGTATGTCAAGCGGTTCTAATGAATCTATTAGCACTTATACTGCTAATACTTTATTCATGAATTACCAAAATGATAATGTTGTTGAATTATCATCAGTAGCAAATAATGGTGCAGATGCTGGATTGTTTTTGAGAAGAACTACTACAGGATTGGGTGCTTATTACACCGATTCAAGTGTTAAACTTAATACTTTTCCAGAGAATGATAATATTGGAACAATAATGACAAAAGATTATCTGAAAGTGGATAAAATACAAGATGCTTCTTCAAATTACGGCACTATAGGGCAAATTTTAAGCAGTGATGCAGCAGGAAATATTAAGTGGGCTACAGGTGCTGGTGGTGCTACTGGTCCTACTGGTGCTACTGGTGCTACTGGTGCTACTGGAATGAATGGGGCTGATGGTGCTACTGGTGCTACTGGTGCTACTGGAATGAATGGGGCTGATGGTGCTACAGGTGCTACTGGTGCTACTGGTGCTACTGGTGCTACTGGTGCTACTGGTGCTACTGGTGCTACTGGTGCTACTGGTGCTACTGGTGCTACAGGAATGAATGGGGCTGATGGTGCTACTGGTGCTACTGGTGCTACTGGAA